CCCCCAGCAACGCGCCTTTTAACCCGCCCCCAGACGCCAGCCCACCCAATGCGCCCGCGCCCGCGCCAATCAACGCTAACGACGTGCCGCCCGTAAACGGCGCGGCAATAATAGGCGCGGCGATTGAGGCAATCTTTCCCAGCTTCTTCAACCACTTTGCCGCCATTAGGTGTTCACCACTTCCAGTGTCAGGTCCAACGTGTATTGCATCGGTGTCGCGCCCACGCTGACATACGTGGTGGCATACGTCACCGGCGACGCATTATCCACCGCCAGCAGCGCCGTGCCCGTTTGACTCGTCGTGATCGTATTCCCGGTCAGCGCCGCGCCACTTAAGCTCATCGTCACCGCGTCGTCCGTCCAGTTCAGCGTCAACGTCAGGCTGCTGGACGTTGTCGCCGCCACCGCAATACGCGTATACCACGTCACCCGATACAGCCCGGTCGTGAGCGTGGTCGAGGGAATCGAGGTCGCGCCAATACTCGCGGACTGCGCCGACAACGACACCGTCTGAATGCGACTGGGCGCGTCGTTGACCTGCGTGGTGAGGTTCCGCAACCACACCTGCCATGACCGCGTGATCAGGTTCTTTTTGGTATACGTCAGCGCGTCACGCGCAGGCATCGGGGGGCTCGCCATTACGACGCCGCCTCCCCCTGCACATCAAGATACGCGCTAATCATGCGCCACGGAATCGGGTCGGTGACACTCACCTCATAGACGCGGTCGCGCGCCATCCCCAGCCGCCGGAACCGGACCCGCGTCCGATACGCGCCCTGCGCGCCCGCACTCACCGACCGCTCGTTGCCCCACGTTTTCCCGCCGTCGTTGCTGATCTGCAACGTCACCTGCGGGTCACTGCCCTGTCCCGTGCTCAGCCCCAGCCCCGGCTCGAAGAACACTTCCAGCATCGACGTGCGTAACCGTTGGTGCTCACTAAACGTCGCCGGAGACCGGCGCACCCGCCGAATCAGCCGGTCTTCCACGTCTGTCGTGAACCCGACCTTCTGCTCATAAATCAGGCCACTGGTCCGGTCACTGACCAACCACTTGCCAAACGCCGCCGCGCCATACAGCGTGTGCAGGGCTTCCCATGTGCTGGTCTCGCTAATCCATGTGCCGCGTTCGTGCCACAGGCCCGTCGTCACGTCATAGACCCACGTCTTCTGCGCGGTGGGGAACGTCAAGATGTAGAACAAGTGCCCCTGCTCGGAGTAGACCTGCGCCACCGCATCGGTCAACGTCGCATAGGTCGAGAAGGCATACTCAATCGCGTGCGTCGAGATGCGCTCCGGCACGAAGCCTTGCGCGGACACCACCTGCACGCCGCCGTTCCGGCTGGTCGCCAGCCAGATCACCCGGTCCACCACTTCCGCCGCCGAGAACGCCGCCTTGATGCCATACGGCACCAGTCCCGACGGGTCCGGCGCAAACGGAAACGGGGTCGTTCCGGCGTTATACCAGACCGACGACGTCTGGTCTCCCCACAGCCAAATCTGGCCGTAGCTGGTACACAGCATCGACGTCCACCGGTCCGGCGCGTCCGACCGTGCGGCAAATTGCGTGGCGTCCCATGTCGTGCCGTCGTTCAAATCGCTAATGCGAAACTCACTGGTGGCATTGTCCAACGACACGAAATACCCGTCATTCACGCCACCGATGCTCGCGCCACTGGCGAGCTCGGTCGTCAGCGTATTGGTGGACAGGGTGAACACGTAGCCCACGTCGCCCGACGTAATAAACAGTTGGTCTCCGGCGTCGCCGTTGCTGCTGATGGTGGCCGGAAACAAATCCACGGCCAGTGTGCCGCGATTCGTGACCGTGCCCCCACTCCCAATTTCCCACAACGTGTCATTGATGACCGCAAAGCAGCGACCATTCAGCGCAAACATGGCGCGCCCGCCATTCGACGTGGTGGTCGCAAACGTCTCCACCCCCGGCGTCGGATACAGCGCGGCCTTGGTGCTGGCCCCGGCACTCTCCATCACCTCGACATACCAATTGATCAGTTGCTCATCATCCGCGATGGGCGACTGCGAGGTATAGGCGGCACCGACGAACAGGGGATACTGACTCATGCGCCCGTATCACTGAAGATGTTGTATTGCCCGTGACGCGGCTTCCACATCGCGTCGATGTTCAAATCGAGCAAGCGAATATTCGCGCGCTTGACGTCCGCCTTCGACTCGATAGCACTTTGCATCAGCGCCGGAGCAGGCTGCACCGCATATTCCGGGGCCAGTTCCACCGCCAACGCATCCCGCAGAAACCGGCGATACCCCGGCGGCAACGAAATCGTATCGGACAGCGCCAATTCCGTCACGGCCACCGGCGCGTAAATCACCCCCTGCAACGTCGTCGAGGTCGGCACCATCCAAAAGGTCAGCGTGCCGGTCGGGTAGGTCAGGTTGTAATACACGCACGTCGGATAGGTCGACGTCAGCGCCTTCTGCGGAATGGCCGCAAAACCCTCCACCGTCAGCCGCGACAACGGCATCTCCAAATCCGGGTCCTGCGACGTGTCGATGAACCGGATGTCATCCACATACACCGGACGCGCCCGGTTGACCACGGACCCCGGACCAATGGCATACGCCGCCGTGCCCGACGTGATCGTCCACGTCGTGCGCGACGAGGTATACATGCTCAGACGCTCGGTGCCCCACGCATCAATGAGGTCATTGAGACGGTCAAGGGCATCGTTCATCTCCGTGCCCGTCGGCGTCTCATCCGCGTCAATCACGCCGAGCCGTTGCAGCGACGCGGTAATCAGTTCGCTGGTCGTCATCGGCGGACCTCACGCCCTATTCGGGCAGGTGTTTGTCGGTGGCGTCCTCGCGGGCCTTCCGCTCGCGCTGCGCTTTCCATGACATCTTCGTGGCGGCGGCGTTCGCTTCGGCAGCGGCTTGCGAAATCTCCTGCTGCACCGTCTCGACCTGCGCCGTCGCGCCACTCGGTGACTCGACCCAGCGTTCCGCTTCCGCTTCGCGATGCTCGCCCGCTGACGCCACAATGCGCTCGTCCACCTGTGTGGAGCCATTGGATTTCAGCAGACCCCGATACAGCATTTTGGGATACGGCGTGAAGACATACGGCTTGTTCCATCGCGCAATCTCCTGATCGAGTTCCGTCTGTCCCGTATTCACAATTGACATGGTTGACCTTTCGCACGCCCGCAGGCGCGAACCGAGAGAAAACGTAGGGGGCCACCGGGGCCCCCCACGGTCGTACTACGCAATCGTGCAGTTCGTCAGACCCAAGAGTCCCCATGTGCCGCCACGCGCAACACAAATGAAGGACGCCCCCGCTTTCGCGGCAAAGGTAATCACGTCACTCGACGTGGTGTCCCCATAGAAGCCCGCCGTGTAGGTCACGGTATGAGCAAACGCCGAGGCATTCAGCACGGTCACGGTCAACCCGTCCTGATCCTTGGCCGGACCCGCCAGCGTCATCGCGCGCGCGGCTCCGCCATTCAGCACCACCATCGTGTTCTGCACCGGAATCGCAATCGCGCCCGCCGCCGAATAGGTCACGATCGTCGGGAACTGGGGGTCAATCTGCGCGGCCTGCCCCATCGGCTGCACCGCCAGATCGCTATCCAGCCCCGTGTTGGCAATGGCAAGGATGTTGTGCGCGACCGCACCCGAGCCCTTATCGCCGCGTGCCCGCACCGAGATGTTGGTGCCGGACACCGACGACACCACCATGAACTCGTTGTCGAGTCGGAGGTAGTTGCCTGCCGCGAACCCCGTGGCCGAGGTCACGGGAATGGTCAAGTCGGTCGCGCCGACTGCTGCACTAATAGTCGTGGTTGTCTGTGCCATCTATTGCCCCCTTATCCCTGCACCCGGCACGCCAGCGTCGGACGGAGGGTTGCCCACCCGTATAACACATCGAGACGCGTCGGTTCTTGGTCGGTGCCAATCTGATACTGCTGCACCATACGAATGGAAATTCCGAGCTCCTTCGACCGCACGGTGGTCGCTTCCGCGCCACTGGTCGGACGATGCAAGTCTGCCATCACCATCGCGAACGCGTCGGGATGATACATCAGCGACTGTGACGTCACCGTCGCCGCCAACACACCCGCCGTCGACCCCACGACCGTCAGCGCCGCGTTATCCGCCGGAGACGCCGTCACGGTCTGCAACTGGCCGCTGGTGATAATCGACGGCGCAATGGCAATCGTCATCGCCCCCGACGTGTCACTGATCGCCGCCGTCACCACGAACTGCTGCAACGCGCCCGTGGAGGCATAGCTGACCGGGTTGACCGCCAACACACCGGCAATGGTGAAGATGTCACCCTTCGCCAGTGACGAGGCACCCGAGGCCCAGCCATCCGTGACCAACGACGAGCCCGTCTGGCTCGCGCCATTCACCAGCGGCGTGGACGACGTGAACGTGCCGGTGGTGTATTTCGCCACGTTGGCGTCCTC